AAACTGGAAATGCTCCTGTAGCAATCCATAAAGCAGACAGTGATATTTTGAGTACAACAACTCGAGATAAATCCTGGAAGGATAGATTACCAAATGGTAACTATTTGGAAAATACTGCGAATCACTTTGTGATTCTTTTAGGGAAAACTCCATCTACAGCATTGATATCTATGAAGGCTACTCAATTAAAAGTTAGCCGTAAATGGAACTCATTGATGATGGGATTAAAGCTACAAGGCAAAAATGGCTTATTTACACCGCCCACATATAGCCACATTTATAATCTAAAAACTGTTCAAATGTCTAATGACAAAGGAACATGGTTTGGTTGGGATGTGTCTAAAGTTGGACCGGTTACTGATAAAGGTGTTTATGCGGTCGCTAAAAACTTTGCTGAAAAAAATAGCAAAGGTTTAGTGAAAGTTAAACCTGAAGATCAGGAAGCAATTAAAAAAACAATCAATCTATAGTTTCCTAGGGAGTGGGCGGCAGAGCGAGAGTGAAACCGCCCATAAAAATTATGATTGATGATAAAAAAATTATTGGTGGTCCAACCCTTTATGATGAGTGGCTTGATCTTGGGTACATTATCATTCCTTGTAAAGGAGGCCTTCCTGAAAAGGAAGCTAAAGGGTGGTCTCGCCCTGATTTTAGTATAAAGAAAGAAGAATGGAAAAATACCCACCCCGACTGTGAAATAGCTGTCAGACTAGACAACCTAGTTGATTTAGATATTGATAATTCAATAGCAAAAAGATTTGTAGATAAATATATAATAACTTGTGGAGCTATATCAGGTAGACCAAGTAATTCTAAAAGTCATTATTGGTGGAAGGGCCAATTAAAAAAAGAAGCATTTACTTTACCAAAAGATTTAATAAAATATTATGAAAAGGCTCCTCATGGTGCTACGCTTTGTGAGATAAGAAGTGGAAGTAACTTTTATACAATAGTTCCAGGATCTTTACATAGTAAAAATCACGAATATGTAAGATGGGAACACTATGACGGTATAAAAGAGTATTCAGGAGATTTAAATAAGGACTTAAGAAAGATAGCTTTATCAACAGCCCTTTGTATTTTATATGCACCAAAAGGTTCAAGAGATGAATACTGTACTGCTATAGCAGGAGTTTTAGTTAAGCAAACTAAATGGAAAAATGACGAAATCAATGATTTTATTTATAATATTGCAATAGCAGCAAATGACGATGAAGCTGAAAATAGAAAATCTAAAGGCACAACAGGCAGAGAAGCAAATAGAAATTTTGGAATGCCTAAACTTGCTGAAATACTCGAGTGTTCAGTAAAAACAATTGCACATTTATTTAGTTGGGTGGGAGCAGAAGACAAATCTTTAGCCGATGTTAAAGTAATTGCAGATCAAGCTATTGGAAATATTATTGAGTATGGGCACGATAGATATCTCATACCGGTTAAAGGAACGTTACAAGGTAAGACATTTACAAAAATAATTAAAGTAAATGGGGCAACGCTCATGACTAAAAAAACATTTTATGATGCGGCTATAGAAAAAGGACAGGTTTGGCTTCCTGATATGAAATCCACGGAGTTTATCGTAATAATGCAAATGAAATTTCACGCAAGAACAAAATCAGAAGACTACGTAGAAGAAGCTAATGAGGACCTGGTCTTTATAAAACATTTTATGAATTACATTAAATTAAAGAAGGCTTTTACTGATAAGAAAGAATTAGCTAATTATAGTTTACCTTGGTTTAATAAATCAAAAAATTCATTAGAATTTGATTTAGATGAGTTCGAAGACTATTTACAAAGTCAAAAAGTAAATTTAAAAAGGGTTGATTTAGTATTGAATATTCAAGATATATTAAAAGCTAAGAACATACATGGAAAATATAAAGGGAAATCTCTCGTATCTTGGAGAATAGAGAACCCTGAGCTTGCACAGGAAGATATAATTTTAGAAGGGGAATACACGGAAGAAACGGAGGCGATAGATTTTGAAAAAGATAAAACCTAGATTTATTGCTGGTCCTCCAGGTACAGGTAAAACTCACATTTATATTGTTGAAGAACTTTATCAAGAGTTATTACTTAAATATGAGCCTAGTAGAATAATAATATTATCTCATACAAATGTAGCTGCTGATCAAATTAGGGATGCTGTTCTAGCATTAACTGTAATGAAAGAAAGAGGATTTACTAAAAAATCTATGAAGTATAAAATTTGTACAATTCATCGTTTTTGTAAGAATTTTTTACGAGTAGTACAAAAAGACAAATTTGAATCCGGAGACCATAAAAATTTAATTGAACAAAACAAACTATTTGGTAGAGATCCTTCAACAAATGTTGATAAACACGCTCTATACAAATTTAGATCTGATGCTAAAGGACGAGGTATGCTTTTGGATGAATACTGGAGAGTATGTGATCAAAAATCTTATAAGCCTTATAGTATTGAATTAATTAAAGAACTTCTTCCAATATATAAACAATATAAAAAAGATAATAATAAATGTGATTACTCAGATATGATTGAAGATTTTAATCATCAAGATGTTAAGGAACCTGACATTGATGTAGTCATTATAGATGAATGTCAGGACAGTAATGTTCCTCAAACCCAAGCTATTGAAAAAATGGCCACCAATGTAAAAGAAGGTCATTACTATTTAGTGGGAGATGCGGATCAAACCTTATTTGAATATGCAGGATCAAACGCAGACTATTTTCATAAGCTTGCAGCAAATCCTTATCATGAATTAACAGAGGGACTCAGATGTAGTGAAGCTATAAACACAAAATGTAAAAAAATTATTATGCCTATATGGGACAAATGGAATTCCCATAGAGTATGGACACCGTCCAAATATACTAAGGAGCATGGAATGGGCCACGTAGGCGAAGTTATTAAAGGCAACGGCTATTATTTATCTAACTTCGAAGGTTCTAGCCATTTAGATATTTTATTAAATAAAATACGAAACACTGATCAAACATTCTTGTTTACATATAGAGTAGGCGCAGGTGTGGGAGATAAGCGTTGTACAACATTTTTTGAAGACCATGGACTAGAGTATGCCCATGTTAAAAATTCAGCTCATATACCTAAAAAAGAATTAAGAGCTCATCATCTATGGCCCGACTTTATAAAAGGTATACCAATGAGTCTGACTCAAATAGAACATTTTTGGGAGTACATGGGTAGTAAAGTTATTGTGCATGGTAAAGGAGACCCTAAAGTTTTTGATGACTGGACTAAACAAGATTATACAATAGACTATTTAATCACTAAAGGGCTGTTAAAAAAAGATTGTAAACAATACACGGATTTTGATCTAATTAGAATTCCTTCTAACACTACAAAAGAAAAATTAATTTACATTAAAAAAGTTTTAGCGAAAGGCTTTGATTTTGATAAAAAGATTCAAATTAAATATGGAAATATTCATGACGTTAAAGGTTTAACCTTTGATAATGTTATTGTAGATCTTACTCTAACACGACCAGAAGATTGGTTTACTCAATTAAGACTAGCGTACACTGCTTACAGTAGAGGAGTCTTTGACTACTGGACTTTAGCATCACAAAGAAAACTAACACTAGGGAAAAAAGTATAATGCCTCCAGCTGCAACAGACGATTTATTTTTTTTATTGATATTAACTTTTTATTTTGCAAATAGAATATTTATAGGAGGAGTAATATGAGCGACGTATACAAAAAACAAATTGGAGGATCTCATTATAAAGATATGAAGATTCAACCAAGCAAATTTATAAATGATAACAAGTTACTGTTTGCAGAAGGAAATGCTATTAAATATATTTGCAGACATGCATCTAAAGGAGAAGTACAAGATTTGGAAAAAGCAAAACATTATATCGATATGGTTATCGAAAGAGATTACAAGGAAAAGAAATAATGTGTGAAGTTCCACAACTAACTGATTTAGATTTAACAGGTATAGATACCGTTGCAATTGACTTAGAAACATATGATCCTAATTTAAAAACAAAAGGGTTGGGCGCAGTTAGAAAAGATGGTTTTGTTTGTGGCATAGCAATTGCTACCAAGAAGAAGACTCTCTATTTTCCTATTGCACATAACATGACAGATAATTTAAACACTAAAGAAACATGGGATTATTTGAATGAAAAAGTGTTTAAAAACAAGGGTTTACGCAAGGTATTTCACAATGCGATGTATGACGTATGTTGGATCAGAGCAGCTACTGGAGAGATGCCACAAGGACCATTGCTCGACACCATGATCGCAGCTTCTGTAATTGACGAAACAAGAATGAAATATTCTTTAGATTCAATTAGTAAAGATTATTTGAACGAAAAAAAATACAAATATGATTTAGCAGCTAAAGTTTTAGACTGGTCTAATGGAACAATAAAAGATCCAATGACAAGCATGCACAAACTTCCTTACCACTTAGTAAAAGACTATGCAGAACAAGATGTAAACTTAACTTTGAAACTTTGGGAATTATTTGACACAAAACATTTGGACGAAGTATTATACACCAAACATAATAAGGATGGAAGTAGAGAATTTAAAACGTGTAGAAAAATATTTCAATTAGAAACTAAATTATTTCCTTGTCTTGTTGACATGAAATTTAAGGGAGTTAGAATAGATGTCGAAAAAGCGAAGACGTTTGGAAAACTTCTAAAGAAACGTAGAGATAATTTACTTAAAATTATTAAAAAACATACGAACATTGATATAGAGATATGGGCAGCGTCCTCTATTAAAAAATTATTAGATCAACAAAAAATTACAGATTATAACAAAACACCTAAGTCTGGATTACCACAGCTCCCAAAAGATTATCTCAAGACTCATAAGAATCGTTTCTTACGGATGATTGTAAAAGCACGAGAATGCGATAAAGCTAAAAATACTTTTATCGAAGGTTTATTAGAATTTGTATATAAAGGTAGAATACATGCCGATATAAACCAGATTCGATCGGACGAAGGTGGAACGGTTACTGGAAGATTTTCTATGGCTAATCCTAATCTACAACAGATCCCAGCAAAAGGTAGGATTGGTAAAAAGATGAGGGAATTATTTATTCCTGAGGAGGGGTGTGTATGGGGATCATTTGATTACTCCCAACAAGAACCCCGGCTAGTTGTTCATTACGCGTTGAACACTTATATATATTCCGATGACAAAAAAGAAGTAGCATTAAATTTAATAAAAAGTTTAGAAACACTTGAAGAAGCTTATAAAGAAAAAGATGTAGACTTTCATCAGATCGTAGCGGACATGGCTAAAATACCACGGATCACGGCCAAGACCATTAACCTGGGACTCTTCTATGGTATGGGGAAAATAAAATTACAAAAAGAATTAAAACTAGATAAAGATGCGGCTACTAAATTATTTAATACTTATCATAGCAAGGCGCCTTTTGTAAGACAGCTATCTCAAGACTTAATTCAGTTTGCAGAAGAACATAAATTACTCTTTACCCTGGAGGATAGGTTCTGTAGGTTTAACAAATGGGAGACCCAAAATCGAGAATGGAATAATACAATTAATAGATATGAGCCAGTCCCTATATTAACAAAGGAAGAAGCACAAAAAGAATATAAAGCAGCAGTAGTTGATACATATAAAGAGGGTAAAATACCTAAAGATTACATGAAACATTTTAATAAGCATTATAAACCCGCGTTTACTTACAAAGCTTTGAATAGACTGATTCAAGGGAGTGCAGCTGATATGACTAAAAAAGCCATGGTAAATTTATATGAAAAGGGAATTTTACCCCAGATACAAATCCATGATGAGTTGTGTCTTTCCATAAAAAATGATAAAGAGGCCACCATGGTAAAGAAGATAATGGAAACCGCTATTCCTCTTATAGTTGATAATAAAGTTAACTATAAAAAAGGGAAAAATTGGGGTAATATAAAAAAGGAGGAACTATGGAAAAAGTGAAACAACTTTGGACATTAGCAAAAGCTAATCCAAAGATATCTGCCGCTGTTGTGGTAGTAATTGTTGCCATTTATTTTTTAGTGAACTAAGAGTTTTATGATAAATGGCATATCTAAACGCGAATATTCCTGTAACTTACGCACAGATCAGGAGAGAATATCTCTATGATCTTAAAGAACATCATGGGGAAGTTGAAGACTGTATCATTTTCGCGCTGGCTAGTATCACTGGTCGTCCGATTTTATTCCATGCCATTATGGAAAACGGTGCAATCTTTTACCGTTTACCCATCTCTGCATTTATACAAAAAGGATATGATGTCAAAGAAGTTCCTAGGATGCGACTTGATGAGTTGGAGCTGTGGAATTGCTTTAGTTATTATCCTAGCGTTACTTCTTTTGA